GGTAGTGTGAGTGCGATTAGTGCCTCTAGCCAATTGCGTAATTGGAGTCATGATAATTTTGGTGAAGATCTGGTGTTGAATCCTAGAGGGGGAGGCGTTTTTTATTGGGATCAAAGTGCAGGAACCACCACCAGAGCAGTCGCTGTTTCTGATTTATCTGGAGCCAATTTAGCCCCGACAATTGCGCTACAAGTATTAGTTAGTGATATTGATAGACACGTTATTTGTTTTGGAGCTGACCCAATTAATGATAGTAACGTAAGAACGTCAGCGTCAGACCCCATGTTTATTTGTTGGAGCGATCAGGAAAACGTAAAACAATGGGAACCGTTAGCCACTAATACGGCAGGGTCTTTTAGATTATCCGCAGGCTCTGCTATTGTAGGAGCGATACGAGCAAGGCAAGAAACTTTAGTTTGGACTGATACGTCACTTTATTCAATGACCTTTGTCGGTCAGCCTTTTACTTTTGGAGTTAATTTAGTTAATGAAGGTGTAGGCTTAATTGGACCTAAAGCTGCAGTTAATACCCCTAAAGGTATTTTTTGGATGGATAAAAAAGGTTTTTATCTTTACACGGGACAAGTCAACGAAATCTCCTGTACCGTACAAAATTATGTATTTAGTGATTTAGAGGAAGGGCAATCTTTTCAAGTGTTTGGGTTTTTAAACAAAGAATTTGATGAAGTAGGGTGGTTTTATTGTTCCTCAGGAGAAACGGCGATTGACCGCTATGTAGTGTATAACTATGGTGAAGGTGTTTGGAGTATTGGACAATTAACTCGTACCGCTTGGTTAGATGAGGGAATTTTTAATAACCCCATGGCAACCTATACCACAGCTAATGTAGGCTATTTATATAATCATGAAACTGGTAATGATGCGGACGGTTCGCCTATGGACAGTGTCTACATTGAGTCGAGTGATTTTGATTTAGGGGATGGAACTCTTTTTCAACAAATACGACGTATTATCCCCGATGTGAAATTCACAGGAAATGGAGGATCAGACCAAACAATAAATTTTGTAATAAAGACTAGAAACTTTCCTGCTGATAGCCTAGCTACTGCTGCCACAAACACATGCACATCAAGCACTACAAAAATAGACACACGAGTAAGAGCACGACAAGCAGCATTACGTGTTGAGTCTGATGACGACGGTTCTTCAGGAGTTAGACTAGGTGTGGGGTTTAGAGTAGGTGCTACTAGAATGGATTTACAACCCAGTGGTAAACGCTAATGGCTAAACTATTAGAAACTAAACTGCCTGTTGCGATAGGAGAAATTTCTTCTGAAACGTTCAACCGTTTAGTTAGGGTATTGGAGCTTAGTTTAAATAAAGTAGATGTTGATTCTACTCTTTCCGTTAATGCAACAGAACGTAATAAAAATCAATTTCAAGCAGGCGATATTATTTGGAATTTATCCACTAGTCAATTACAACTATGGTCAGGAACACAATGGGTAGATCTTTATGCAGGAACGGAAAAAGGAGTAGAGGGAGTAAGTGGTTTGGGCAAATTAAGTATTTCTACCAACGGAACTATCGAGGTACCAATACTATGAACATGGAAAAATTAATGAAAGAGCTTATTATGGATGAGGGGTATAAGTACGAAATCTATTTAGATCATCTTGGTTATCCGACTATGGGCGTAGGACACTTAATAACTGAAAAAGATGAAGAGCATGGAAAACCAGTAGGGACGCCTATTTCTGAGCAGAGGATTACAGAATGTTTAGACAAAGATATAAAGATAGTGTGTGATGAATTAGACATGAAAGAGCCGTGGTGGCGTAATTTAGATGACAACCGTCAACGTATTTTAGCTAATATGTGTTTTAATTTAGGCTATCCACGTTTAAGTGGGTTTAAGCGTTTTCTTGCTGCTTTACACACTGCACAATGGGAAACTGCTGCTGCAGAAATGATGGACTCTAAATGGTCTAGTCAGGTAGGGGATAGAGCTTTACGGTTAAGGGATAGAATGCTAAAAGGAGATGATTAAATGTACGAATATAAATGTAAAGTTAAAAGAGTGGTTGATGGTGACACTATGGATGTTATTCTTGACCTTGGCTTTGATATCCATCATGCTGTTCGTGTTAGGATGGCTGGCATTGATACCCCTGAGAGCCGTACGAGAGATAAAGATGAAAAAGCACGTGGAAAACTTAGTAAAGCCTTTCTTAAAGAAAGTATTAAGGGTAGGAAAATTGTCTTAAAAACTCAAATAAAAGATGCTAAAGGAAAGTTTGGACGAGTAATAGCGGAAGTCTGGGCGGAGTTTGAAAAAGGTAGTTTACGCAATATTAATGAACTTATGATAAAGGAGTGCTATGCCGTTAAATATAATGCTGAAAATAAGGCGTTAGTAGAGGAAGCACATATGGCAAATAGACAAAGATTGATAGAAAAAGGGTTGTTTGTTCCTGTGGAGCCTAAATGAAATTAGCTTTAATTATGGGTGGGTTATTATTAGCGACAATAGCAGGTTCAGCGTATTGGATAGACAGACTACAAGACGACATAAGTACGTTAAAGGGTAATCAACTAATTTTAGAAGCTAAAATTCAAGAACAAAATGAAGCGATAGAGACAGCTTTAAATAATCAAAAAAAGGCACAAACCCTTATGGCTTCTTTAGAAAAAGACAAACAAGAAGCAATGCGTGATGTCAATAAGCTAAGAAAAACATTTGCAGCTCATGATCTTGATGAGTTAACTTTAGAGAAACCAGAACTTATGCAAAGTAAAATAAACAGGGCTTCTAAACGAGTTTTAGAGAACCTAGAAAAATTAACCGATCCTAATCAATTTGATGAAGAAGATAGCGATAATAGTTAGTTTAGCTTTAATAGCTTCTGGTTGTTCAATGATACAGCCCAAAGCTAAACCTGTTTCTGTAACCACTATCGCTAAACAACAACCCATGTACCATCCACCTTTACCAATGGAAGTACAAATGGACCCAGTAGATTGGGAAATACTTACACCAGATAGTATGCAAGTATATTTAGATAATTTGAAAAAAGGGGAAGCACCAAAGAGAGCGTTTTATTCATTGTCGAGTAAAGAATATGAACATTTAAGTATGGACATGGCGGATATTACTAGGTATATAAAAGAAATACTAGGTATTGTAAAATTCTACAGAGACTATGATAAAGAAGAGGAAGAGGAAGAACCCACTAAGAGGAGAAAATAATGAGTGATGACAGAGGTAGGTTTGGCGGAGACATGGATCGTAACGAGGTCGAAATTGACCTTAGTAAATTTATGGAATTACTTCAAGAAAAGTCAGCTTTAAAAGATAGAATAAGAGAACTCGAAGATGAAGGCACTAAAAATCCACATCAGAGATGGATATTCTTAGCCCAAGCTGTAGATAGTTGGAGGATATTCCCCAGAGCCTTTTTAACAGTCTATATCTTTCTACTTTATTATACTGTGATGTGGTTTATGGAATTACCCGAACCTTCGTTTGAACAGTCTGGGTTAATCTCAATTGTAGTAGGTGCAGGTGCCGCATGGTTTGGGCTTTACGCAGGAACTTCAGGTTCGAGTAAATCATTTAAAGGCGAAGAGAAGAAATGAGTAGCTTAGGAATAACAAACGAGTATATACTATGGCAATGAATGAACAGGGATTAGCTTCCTTAGGGAGAGGGGGCGATGACCATATTGGTCATTTAACTGCAGGTGAACAAGTGTTGCCACTTCCAGTGGTTCAAGATCCTTCGGTTCAAAGAATTATTAATCAAGCTTTTGCTAAGCATGATTTAGACCCTAATCAATACACGGTAGGTCATCCTGCTAACTCGATAAACCCTAATACTCAGTTTGCGGAATTTGGTTTCTTTAAGAAATTAGGAAAGGCTTTTAGAAAAGTAGCCCAAATAGTGGGTACTGTTGTTGGTTTTGTGTACGGTGGCCCAATGGGAGCAGCCATTGGCTCTACGGTAGGTGGTGGAGTTCGCAGAGGTAAACTTGATTTAAAAAATGCGGTCACTGATTTTGCTGGTGGTTATGCTATGGGCAGTTTTGGTCAAGGTGTAGGACTTAAACCAGGAGGAGGAATAAAATCTATATTTGGTGCTGGTGCTGGAACACCAGGATCACCAGCATCTATGTGGGGATGGCAGGCAACTCCTGCTGCTGCAACACCAGGATCAACAGGTATTCAAGGCTTTTTCCAAGATTTGGGAGCCAAAGGAGCTAGTGCCTTAGGAGCAGAAACTGCTTCTTATCCCCATACATTTTCTGGAGGTTATCAAGGACGTTTAGCGTATGATATACCTACTTTAAAAGAAGCATGGGGAGGACTTTCAGGTTTACAAAAAGCAGGAATAATGGGTATGGGTGGAGCAGCCATGCAAAAATTAGCAGGAGACCAAACTCTGGGAGGTCCACAAGGTGAATTAGGTTTAGATCCTCAGTCCGAACAATATTTAACTCAACCTTTACGTCCTGCCACAATTCCTACTGCGGGAATTCCGCCTGAATATCAACTTAGTACGTATCAAGGTCAAGGTGGTGTGGGTGGATTGACCAGCCCACAACAACAATTAATGGAGGCATTAGAAGAACAACGTCGTAAGTATTTAATGCAATACCCTGATTTTCCTTTAGGCTATAACGAAGGAGGATCAGTTAATAATGACGGAGTAGCGATAGATGATATTCCTGCACTATTAACCGAAGACGAACACGTATTAACTAGAGAAGCTATTAAAGGATTGGGCAACGGTGATTTTGAGGAAGGACATCGAATAGCTAAACAGATAAATGATGCAGGAGAAGACCAAGAAAAAATAATAGATGAAGTACTACAACGTAGATATTTCATGGAGTATCCAAAATTTAACGTAGGAGCAAGCTAATGGCACTTAATGAAGAATGGGTCCAACAGACCAGTAAAAATGTACCGCCACGGTACATGCAAGAATTTTATGGCGGTGCTGGGGCAGGTGTTCCTGGCGTTATGCCCTTAATGAACCAAGCTATGGTCAATCGTTTTTCGACCATGGGTGTTCCTGGTGCTACGCCTTATACTTATGGTGGTATGCGTGTAGCTCCGTTTAGTGAAATGCAGCAGGCAGGTTTTAATTTAGGAGCACAGGGAGTAGGTTCTTATTTACCCTATTTTAGTGCAGCTGAAAAGGGAATGCGTCAAGGAGTAGGAACGGCTGGTGGTGGTTATGGACAAATGCAAAACATGTTTGGTCAAGGGATAGGAGCGACTAAAAGCTCAGTAGGACAAGGAATGGGCATATTGGGGCAGGTGCCAGGAATGGCTCAAAATCTTTACGGAAAATCATTACAAGGTTATCAACCTGGAACTGATTATAAGAATTACATGAATCCTTATACTCAGAATGTGGTAGATACGACATTAGGTACAATGCGAGAACAAATAGAAGGACAAAAAGGAGCTTCTCGAGATCGTGCTGTGGGGGCAGGAGCTTTTGGTGGAAGTCGAGGTAGACTAGCGGAAGGTGAAATTGAAAGGGGTGGTCAAAAGGCTATGGGTGAAGTAGCTGGTGGGTTATACGGTCAAGGTTTTCAACAGGCACAAGCAGCAGCCATGGGAGAATCAGCCCTACAAAGACAATTAGCTCAACAGGCAGGAGCAGGATTATCAGGAATTTATGGTAATGTAGCTGGTGGAATTGGAGCACTAGGTAGTCAATTAGCTAATGTGTACGGTGGTTATGGGCGTGATATTGCTAAAGGTGGTTTAAACTTAGGACAATTCCAAGGAGCCACAGGACAAGGAATGGCAGGACTGGGAACTCAGGCTTATGGATTAATGGGACAAGATGTTAGTCGCATGATGGGACTAGGAGGCATGCAACAAGGTATGCAACAACGTCTAGCTGATGTAGACTACGGAAACTTTGTTGGTCAGTATAATGAACCTTATCAAACATTAGGACAAACAATAGGTATGACTCAACCATTACTGGGAGGACTAGGCGGTATGGCAGATACTAGTCGTTACAGAACGAGTGGGGGCAGTGATTCAGCAATGGATATGTTAGGTACTGCGTTAGGTGCATACGGAGCATACAAAAACTGGGGGTAATTAATTATGGCAATAGGCGATCCATATCCAGGAGCAGGTATTACAAATATCACGGCACGACCAGGAGACTGGGGAGCTGAAGTAGAATCTCGCTCTTCTAATAGGTTTAACCCTAATGAAACCCCTGAAGATGCGGTTATTAGGCTGTTTCAAGCGAATGCTGGTATTGATCAAATTGCTCAATTAACTGGAATACCCTCCCCTCAAGTGGCACAAATTATTAATAACTACACAGGAACAGACACACGAGCTAATATTCAAGGCTTTCAACCTTCTCCTGCTGGAGTAGAAACAGAATTTGAAGAGGAAGCAGTTACAGAACTCCCTACTGGGCAAATAGACACAGAACAAATAACAGCTATGGATTTTACCCCTACTAGACCTGACCTATTAAGCGATAGTTTGGGTACACAGGCTTTAATGGCGATGGACACTTCGCTTACTGAAAATTCTCCAGAAGTAGGGGAAGCTCGCAATTTAGAGCAAAAAATTGTGAAGACGGGCACAGATGTTTACGGTATGAATAATGACGACCCAGACGTCATACAAACAGGCAACGCTTTAGCCTTAGATCAAATAGACAGTATGGAACCAGATAATCAAGGTATTAGTAATGTCACTAAAGACCAAGTCCTTGGAGACATAGGGTTACACAATGTTTTTGAAAATGAAGATATTGATTTAGAAGATAGGATAGATTTCTTTAAACACTACATAGCTGAAAATATGGGCTTAGATTATGATAACCTCAAGAAAGCCCCAGACGAAGGAATGCCTTACTTAATGGCAGCTAATGCATTACTGCAAGCCTCTAAGGACGGAGAATCCCGTATGGCAGGTTTAGGTAAAGCTTTTATTTCTTTCGGTATGACTAGATCACAAATGGCTAGGGTAGGAGACAAAGAAGCTGCAGCTTATATGATGAAAGCTTTTGACCTAGGACTAGAAGCCCATAAGATGGCACAGGTAGGAACTAAAGATGGTCTTGGAAATATTGGACAATATATTGTCCCTGCTGTAAGTGATGAACCTATTTTGATGGGAGATAAAGAAGCTTTAGCGTATCAGCGACAAGGATTAAATTTAAGGAAATATTCAGAAACAAAAGAAAACCCTAAACGATACGCTATTCCTAAATGGAATGCTAATAAGACAGGCGTTGTTTATGAATATAGGACAATGTCCCCTACTGCTGCAGATAATCTACAAATAGATTCTGATCTTTCAGTAGCAGGGTATAAAGTTAATGAAGTAGATACCACTGCTATGAGAACCTTTGGCTTTATTAAATCCCCTGACGGTGAGGTTGAACAAATATCTATGCAGGAATATTTAACTCTCCCTGCTACCGACCCAAGAAAAGAATACGAATTTACAAAAGCTCAAGATGTTCAGTCTGTTTTTGATTTAGAAGAAGGCATAGCTAAGTTTGTTCCTAAAGGTGAGCTACTTAAAAACCCTAGAATAACTTTAGCAAATGGGGAGGAAGTAGACAGATACCAACCCAACACTATGTTGAAAACCACTACTATTCTCCCTGATGGAACTGTTGAAATAATGGAAGGTGGAGCAAGTAGTGTAAAAGGTTATCTTGGTTCTAGACAACAGCTGGGAGAAATAAGAGAAACTAGAGAAAAACTCCTCAATCTAGACTTAGGAACAAGAAAAGTATTAGATAATATAGATTTAGTTAGAGGCATTGCTAGAAAAGGTTTATTTGGTCGTCCTGCGGCAGTTATGTCTGCTTTCGGTAATATAATAGCCAGTTCTCAAGAAGCTTATGAAGTTTACAGGGACGAGTTAGTAGAGCAAGGAAGAGCAATTAA